GTTCTAGAGAAATATATGTTATGGATGACTCAACAAAATATCGTCAATCTCTCATAGAGGAATATTTCTCCAAGATATGTAAATATGTACCAAATGAGATGATCAGTGTACCTTCAGAGAAGAGGAATAATTGGGTGCACATGCTTGTAAACGAAGAGATAAAAGGTTGTAAAAAAATGTTTTTAACTATGGATTGCACAAAATGGGCACCTAAAAGTAATTTTCTAAAATATGTATACATGGTATTAGCTATGTCAAATATATTACCTGACTCTTTCTTGGACCTTTTCTTATCATTTTTTGATAAAATGATTAACAAAAAAGTAGTGACAGAATCTCAAACAGTTAAAGTGTTGTTAAACAATAAAAGGTATGAGCACTTATGTGAACACTTAGTTTATGATGGAGATTTTGATCATATTAGATCATGTAGTAGGGATGATAATGGTTATGTCTCTTTTAGAATGCCTTATAGTTTTATGATGGGAATATTCAATTACTTATCCTCTTTGTATCATGCTGGATTACAGATGTTTGCAGATTATTATATAACAAAAAAAGTCCAGCAATCTCTAAATGATAATATCATTATAAGATTTATATGTCATTCAGATGATAGTGGTGCTGTAGTGCACTATTCTAATAAAGAATCAATCAAAATGATATTAAGATGTTATCAAGTCATATCTGAGTTAGGAAATCAACACATCTCTTTGAAGAAAACTGTAGTTTCTGATAAGTATTTTGAGATAATATCTATATTGTATTTGCAAAAAATCCTAATACCCATGATTATAAAAAGAAGCTCAAATATAGTTTATGATCCAAACCCAGAATTCTTACTTGGCGACATGAGGACATCAGTTAATAAGTCAATTGAAATGCTTAAAAATGGTGCTACCATTCAACAGTCGTACTTGATAATGAAGATCTATCAGTCTTTAAGTTTTAGAATGCAATCTCTAAACCCGTATAAACAATTGTTGGATTTACCAATAAATTTATTAGGTATCCCTGACCCACATCCGATGATGTCTTTGATTTTAGGGTTAGATGCAAATAATATAAGATTAAGGTATACGGATGTAGAAATGTTTAAAAATAGTTTAAATTTTGCATTTGAAAATTTCTCAAACATAGATCAAAATGAATTCTTATTGAAACCTAAATTTGTGAACAATTATGGGTTTAAGAAAGAGATAATAAAACAATCTTTATTAGAGAAATTAGATCAAGAGAGTAAAACATTATTATTAGAAGAATTTTGGCCTGTATTAACATGTAACACCACATATACAAAATTAATGTCTTACTTGTATAAATTATTAAATCCAAGTTTTAATATGGAACTAAAATCTGAATCTTTAGAATCAAGAACTTATAGGTCATTGCTCAATAGGAATAAGTATATTTTAGAGACAAA